TGCTAGATTGAACACAGCAGAGCGAGAGAACCAAACCCTTACTACTAGATTGAACACAGCAGAGCGAGAGAACCAAACCCTTACTACTAGATTGAACACAGCAGAGCGAGAGAACCAAACCCTTACTGCTATATTGAACACAGCAGAGCGAGATAACCAAACCCTTACTACTAGATTGAACACAGGAGCGCGAGAGGTTGAAACCCTTACTAGTAGATTGAACACATCAGAGCGAGAGGTTCATCCTTCCACCGGTTCCTCTATTTTCAATGTCTTGTTACGTCGTGCCGGCGTACCTTACTGCTAGAGCGACCGAATGTACCGAGCGACCGAAGGTCGCAGGGCGGGGCTCCGCCCCGCAAGCTCGGTAAGGTCGCTAGCCCCGCAGCGACCGGAGTGAGCCTCCAGCGACCAATGCCACAACTATATGCTATATCTATAACCTCACGAGGTTACAGAACGACGTTTGGCGGACGCTCCCTCATTTTCCGTCAAAGAAGCGGATGATGATGTACAGGAATAAGGCCAGCAGTGCGACTCCTACAGTTATCATGAGATAAGATGGTTGGTTTGATGAGGTTGGATCCGGGAACTCGGCTTTGTCCAAGATTGGTATAGCTGCTATTGCGTTTCCTGGATCTTTGCCTTGGTAGATGATGGCTTTTCCGTTTACGACGATGGGCGTGGCATCCCAGCTCTTGATGACTAGTTTTGAGTTGACCCCGAATTTGCTCTTATTCGACCACACATATTTGCTACCTTCCTTTTTCGCCCCAGTAATAGCGACTTTATTGTTGTCTTGAGAGAGGATGGATGTGCCGTGAGAGAAGGGCTTGTCGCTCTCGAATCGGTATACGATCGTGTTGGTGGTTGCATCGGTGACGTCCACGATAAGAGGATCGGCTTGAGTAACTTCCACGTTCTTGAAGAGCTCGGTCTCGATTGCAGTAGGTTTTGACATAATTCCTTTTTCTATACGAGGAAAATAAGTCGCTTGCCGCCCCGTAGCTCCACTCTGCTCGCAGGCAACGTCAAGACAAAGACAGTACAGGAGGGCAATACACATCAACAACACAGAGATTTGTAGGTCAATTGAAGCATTAAAAAGATGATTTATAGGGTTAACTGCTCAAGAGAGTAAGTAAAAATGGCTTCTTTTGCTGACATCCCAGTATCTACACAAACGTTCACTGTACGAAGCAATATCCAGCACATAGAGCTCCAGCGGTTCTATGAGGAGCTCCAACCCATGGACCCCGACGCAACCAGAGCGATGGAGCCAGATGGGCGACATGAGGCAGCTATCCTATGCGTTAAATACCAACAGAGTAAGAAAGGTTGCGACCCCGAGAAAGATCTTAAGACCAAGCGGAAGCGCACGGTCGCTAAGGAGCCTCCTGTTCCTAAGCGCAGCTTCCTGAACTGTATAACCCTCATCATTCAGATCGAGAAACGCATCAACATCAAGATCTTCAAGAACGGCGTCTTCCAACTCACAGGATGCAAGCACAAGGATAACGTCCGACGCTGCCTCAAATTGATACTGTCAGAGCTAACCAATGCAAACAAGAAATCCGAAGGCTCATCATCCAACTGCTTTCAATTCGAAGAAGGATTTGACGACTTTGTGATCTACATCAAGTCGGCTATGAGGAACATCGACTTCGACCTTGGTTTCAAGGTTAATCGCAGTCTGCTAGCGAAGCGGTTGACCTGTATCTACGAGGACGATGACGATGTGATCATCCCCGACGCAATCGGTAATAAGATGGATGTGAGGATTAAGCTTCGCATTACCCGTGAAGAGCTTGAACACCTGCCCATAACCAAGATAACAAACCCCACCCACCCTAACCCCATAGAGGAGGAAGTCCTGTACAAAGATTGTCTTCATATCATCGAACCTGATAAGAAGAAGTTGGAAAACAAATTGAAAGACAAATTTGTAAGCATCTCCGTGTTCCAGAACGGCAAGGTGCTCCTATCCGCCATGGACGCATCCATCCAGGAAAATTATTACGAATGGTTTACACACCTAATCAGCAAAATAGAAGAAGATATCAAGCCACCCGTCCTCCCCAAAAAGACATTCCTCGTTGGGAAAAGCCGCCAAAAGACCAAGCTCGTTATCTAAGGTAATGTAGCTCAGCACTGCATTTAATTAATTATGCCTACTTAATACCATATTATCAAGTACAAATCTCAAGCATTTAAGACCTACTCCGTGCCAGCGGCACGAGCGACCTTCGGTCGCAGGGCGGGGCTAGCGACCTTCGGTCGCCGGCGGGCTTCGCCCGTCCGCCCCGCAGCGCAAGCGTAAAGACCAAGATCGTATCTAAGGATGCACCTTAGTTATGCTACTTAATCATATCATACCAAGTACAAAATTCTCATGTAGTCACAAGTCGTCAATCCTAGGTTGACTTTTTTTAATACTTTTTTAATACTTTTTATACTTGTATCGTACGTAAAAGTGTCGTGTGTAGTTTAGTTTTTATATTTTAATATATCTTATAACCACGAGTGGTTACAAGAAGGTTAATTATAAAAGTATAAAAGGTATAAAAGTATGAAAAGGTGCACGGAAGGCGGGGCAGAGCCCCGCAACTAGGGCGTTCTGATCTGATGTATGTAGTTGACAATGGATACTTTGGCAATCATTGGGAGGTTGTCTTCATCAAAACATATGTCCAGCCCATCCTCAAGAAGGAAGGCGTAGAGGTCATCTGTCTGATCTATTGAAGGCATCGTAGTCATGAAGAAGATTTTTGGGTCCTTGGTCACGAACATGGTGCCTCTGTAGAACTCAACGTCTATATTAAAGCCGTAGTTGATCCTCATGTGGGCGTAGGCCCAATACATGACCCCATTGGCGTCTATGAACCTGAATGAGACGTTGTATAGGCTGTCGCCAGTTGTCTCATCGTCTTCAATCGTAGCGTCGTATATCCTGTCCACGCGATTTAAAACTGGTGGGTCCGGGTACATCAGCTCAAATGGTGATGTAAAGACCTTGAACTGATCATAGTAGTCAATGATATCATCAAGGTACTCATACAAATTGTCTAACGTAACTGAAGGTACTAGAGATTTAAAAATCATGATGATCCTTTAATTTATGACTTGTTTCATGAAACCATATATTCATAAATTTAAAGATTCATATAAGTTGAAAATACTTGTGGAATAGAATAGGACATGATAAGATACCATGAGTAACCACACGCAGCAGCAACAGAGTCCAGGGGCGTTCTTGCCCAGCGCGGCTCCGAATCGTAAGAAGCGCCAGCACAGCAGCGGCAGCTCAATCTTCGACAACGCGACCCTGATTAACGATAAGGACCAGGGCGTCCAGGGTGTCGTCATGAAGTGTATGTGGAAGGATGAACCCGCCATTATGAAGATGTCTAATCATATTGATTTCGTACTTGAGCTTGAGGAAGATGCTTGGTCTCACCTCAAGAGCCTCAACTGTATTCATTTTTGTGAGGTATTTGAGAAGTTGCCCATCAAACCTGGCGAGTGCCGCTACTGCCTCTTCTACAAAGAGATCACCAACAACTCGCGCAACGACTCACTTGCCAAGCTCATCTTTGACCAGAACCATCTCCCCAACGCTATCCTCAATTGCGTGAGGCAGACCCTTGCAGCCATCGTCATGTTTGAACACCTTGGCATCACTCATTATGACATGCATGCAGACAATGCTATGGTGACCGACACGCCTTACGACGTACACGTCTACAAGTTCGGAGACAGCCTCATACCCATCAGGACGTATGGCCTCGCTCCCGTCATCATCGACTTTGGTCTGTCCTACATTCCCAATAATCGTTACAATGCGTCATGTATGTTTACCAAGGACGGCTTCACGACCTACATGCCTGACTCATTCGTGGACAGCCGCTTGCTCTTAATAACGGCAGTGAAAGAACTCAAAGGCCTTTTGAAGAGCGTCAGGGCGCGGACGTACAGGGTCTTCAACACCCAATACAAAGACACATGCAACGTCATCGAGAGGTTCATCAAGAAGGTTAACGTGATCTACAACCCCTTGAGGGTGGACCCACAGACCGGTTGGTTCATTAAGGATGACATGTTCCCAAATGTGGTGGACGAGCTGATGAAACAGATACCAGATGTGCTCATGAAGAGCAATAAGGGGGTGTTCAAGCCTGACAACTTTGATTGGATCATAGAGTTGCTCCAACATGAGATAACAGTTCCCGTCACCCAATACAATCCAGATGCACCATCATTCGGCAAAGCGACGTTGCAATTTGCCATAGATTGGAAGAAATTTGTAGAACCTGTCATCCGCAACACCTATGAGGAGCAGGTCTTCTTCAAGGACCTCGTGACCATCCCTCACGACGCGGACACCTCCGTCTACACCAGGATTAGGCATCGATACCCCAAGGTCAAGAACATCAAACGCCTCAGGGGGCATATCAAGGAGATGGGGGGCGCCTTCAACAACTTCCTATACGAGAAGACCATTGAGACCCAGCACATCAAGGACGGTCTGTACGCGAAGCTGCCATACAAGTCTACTCAGGACATTTTGTGTGCTTTACCCAGCATGCCAAATGAGTACACCGAGGGTATGACCCTGTGTGTGATGGATCCGACATCTCCTAACCACAAAGTAATAGTAATTGACGAGGATATGGCAAGTGCACTCAATAAGAACGAACAAGAAACGCTTCAAAAATATGTTATGTAATGAAAACAATGAAGAAACACAATGCGTTCATTATCAAGTTCCTGAAAGACTATGAAGAGAAATGCCCTGGGATCGTTGACACCTGGCTATCAAACGACAACCAGGAGAAGTTCCGTAAGCTCCGGCACGTCAATGAGAACAAGGAGAAGAGGCGCTGCACATGCTACATCCTCTTCTGCCTCCAAAGACGCCCAGAATTGAAGGAGCAGCACCCGTACTTCCCCAACACCAAGATCACGTCCATGCTGGCCGATGAGTGGCGCGAGCACAGGGACAACAAGGATGAGGTATACATGGAGTTCAAGAAAGCCGACGACAGACAGGTCTTCTTCAAAAAGCACAAGATGGAGATCTGTGAGAAGTACCCCCACCTCGCGGACACGGAGGTAGACATGGCGCTTGAGAAGTTGTATGAAAAGTATACTGAGAAGACAAGGGAATAGATTAGTTGATGCCTACCGTCGCTTATAACCTCTAGAGGTTATAAGATTTTTAAGATGTTTAGCGGACTTGCCGAACTTCGGCGCTAGCGGCGAACGAAGGCGGGGTTAGCGACCTTCGGTCCGCAGGCCGAGCGGAGCTGCGGGGCGGACGGGCGAAGCCCGCGGCGACCGAAGGTCGCTAGCCCCGCCCTGCGACCTTACCGAGCTCCGCTCGGCCGGCGGCGGAGCCGCTCGGTCGCTCGGTAGATGTTAAGATTGTTGAGGGACCCCAAACAGGGTACCCATCAACCTTAATTTACGTCTGTTATCACTGCTATGGTCATCACCAATCAGTTTGTTATCTACCACATGCGATGAGAGGTACAGGAGCATACGCCTCATATCTAGATGTGCCACAGACGCCCCATTATTGAGCATGTACGTCAACATATAGAAGGGTCCATCCTCAAACACGTCCATCAACAGACCAGAGGGCCACTCGACGCCACTTTCTCTCAAGTGTTTGACCAGCTTCTTATGTCCGTTCACAGCCGCGCCGTTCATTACCCTGACCGGGTCGATCTGATATACTTCTCCAGCCGCTCCGCGTAGTCTCAGGTATTCGTAACACTTGACGTTATTGAGCTCATTCTCCATAACGTCATCAATGTCAAGGTCTGTGTGTTCCAAGATGTATTTGAGACAGTTGACGTGTCCAAACGTGATGGTTGCATGGAGATGTTTGCGGGTGATTTCGTTGGTCTTGTGGAGGTACTTGAGGCATGACAGGCTACCGCACCTGACCGCCGTGTATACGAGGTCTTCAGGAGGTAGTGGACAGCCGGCCTCTATCGCTGTTTTGAGGATTGGTAAGGTGTTGTACATGGCTGCGTTGTAAAGAATTTTGGGGCTCAGAGGAGCTCCCTCCTTGAGTGCATACTTGAAGCACTCAAGATGAGGTTTTTTGTCATACCAAGACGTAACGGCAGAGAGCACCTTCTCGTCCCAAGGGCATCCAGCTTCATGGAGACGTTTGAGGATGTTGACGTTGCCTATACTGGCGGCATTAGCAATAACGTTCTCATCCCAGGGACATCTATGCTCTATCAAATATTCAACCATATCGTATGATGACCTGTTGACTACCGCGTTCCAGAACTCGATGAACATACCATTACCAATGGAATGGAGGTGTTTGAATAGGGTGTAATGATTACGCCAAAGAGTTTTGATCATGTCATCCTTTGTGACATGAAGAGGTTGTTGTTCCGAGGCATATTTGAAACACTCCACGGATCCTCCATCAAGAGCAGCCCTGGTAGCCTCAATGTTAATAGGGCATCCGTTATCACATAGGAACTTAAGACCCTCTATGTTTCCGTGCTGAGCCGTCTTCATTGTATACCAGACTCTATTGGGATGGTTACGTTTAGGGAGTATAGAATATAGATATTTAAGACACTTAGAAGTCCTTGTTTGAACCGCGTCAGGAAGTGTAATGTTGGCTATCATATTATAATCCCATGCGCCAAGTTCCTCAAATATAGATTCTAACAACATCTGACTCATCTCTACGTTATCCTTTTGTAGTGTTATTTTTAGTGAGTCGAGATCAACACAACAGTCATATTCTAAACACAATCTCAATCCATCCACGAACTCAGCTAAAGCACATATGTACACCCATGCTATAGTTCTTTTGCGTTTAATAGGGGGTTCAAAGTCTAAGTAGTAATGTAAAGAATCTAGATCTTTATTATTAATACAATCCACAGGTATGAGAAATTCTATGGATTGATGTATACGTTTCAATCTACACCGGAGAGACTGAGGTAACTCATCTTGAGGTAATTTGTTCCTCAAGACCGACCTCATACTTAAATGCAATAATGAAGGCACCATTGTTTACTTTATCTTTACCTCTGTCGCACACATCATAAATTCAAAAAATTTAGTCACTTACTCCTTATTTCTTTCATAGCGACCGAAGATGACGAGTGACCTTACCGAGCTCCGCTCGGTCGCCGGTAAGGTCGCTAGCCCGCTATTCAATTGAGTTAACATTACCGTGTCATACACAAAATGGCAGTATCCAAGAAAAGTTTATTGGACAGATTGAGAGACGGTGTTGTGGTAGGAGACGGCGGCTTCGTGTTCGCACTCGAGAAGCGCGGATACGTAAAGGCCGGCCCCTGGACGCCCGAGTGCGTCGTCGAGAACCCGGAGGCAGTCCTCCAGCTCCACAGGGAGTTCGTGCGCGCAGGCGCCGACGTGGCCCAGGCCTTCTCGTTCTACGCGAGCGAGGACAAGCTCGATAACAGAGGCAACCTCGCAGGCAGCAACCACTCAGTAGACAAGATCAACAAGGAGGCCGCAGCCCTCGCTATCAAGGCGGCTTCTGAGGTAGAGGGTGAGCTCGCTCCCCTCACGGTCGGCGGCATCAGCCAGTGCCCATCCTACCTTAATGGTGATGGCAAGGAGAAGGTCAAGGAGGAGTTCAAAAAACAACTCCGCCAATTCAAGGACCTCGACTTCCTCCTATGTGAATACTTTGAACATATAGAGGAGATGGAGTGGGCCATCCAAGCATGTAAGGAGGTCGTGGCCGAAGAGGTCAAACAGAATCTACCTAAGAAGGCCATCTGCGCCTCCATGTGCATTGGACCCGAGGGTGATCTGCATGACGTGTCCGCGGGAGAATGCGCGGTCCGTATGGCAAAGGCGGGCGCCAACGTGGTCGGCGTCAACTGCCACTTTGACCCATACGCCTCACTAGATACCATGCAGATCATGAAGGACGCTCTTGAGGATGCTAATCTCCTCAATAAGGGATCTCCAAAGGTAGGGAAGGGTAAACAAGCACCCCCTTCTCATGTGAACAGGAAGGTGTACCTGATGTGCCAGCCGCTAGCGTTCCACACACCAGATGCGGGCAGACAGGGTTTCATTGATCTACCCGAGTTCCCATTCGCCCTTGAACCGCGTATTTGTACGCGTTGGGATATGCACAAGTACGCCCGCGATGCATACAAGATGGGTATCCGCTACATCGGTGGGTGCTGCGGCTTCGAACCCTATCATATCAGGGCCGTGTCGGAAGAGCTTGAAAAGGAACGTGTCAAGTCATGCGAGGCCAGCAACAAACACGACAGGTGGGGAGCAGGCTTGAGGATGCACACGAAACCCTGGGTCAGAGCTAGAGCGACCAAGGAGTATTGGAAGAGACTTGAGCCCGCATCTGGTCGCCCATACGCGCCAACCTTCAGTGACCCGGACGAGTGGGAGATGACGAACGATATGCTCACACAACACAAAGAGGCCACCACAGAGGCAGAGATGGAGAAGGTGCTCAAGTTCGCAGATGAGCACGACAGCGAAGATGACGAATAGATTCCAAGGTGAAAAAAGAAAGACGTGTGTATAAAATATCTTAGAGATGTAAAAGATGACAACCGATGAACAGAAGATGACACACATCCTCTCATGTGTGTCTACCCATAGCGGCGGACGGGCGACGGAAGGCGGGGCAGAGCCCCGCAAGCCCGCCGGCGACCGAAGGTCGCTAGCCGCCCGGCGAGCGGCGGAGCCGCAGGCCGAGCGGAGCTCGGTACCTTTGGTCGATACTTGACATGATCACCGATATGAAGTGGGACGCCTTCCCTAAGGAACTGTATGCGGAGATAGATCGTATGGCTAAAGAGAGACAGAGGGTTCAGGAAGAGATCAATAGGGTAGAGGAAGCGAATAAGAGGCTTAAGGAACATATCAAGGAGGTACAGGAAGATATACAGAAACTAAAAAATCAAAGTAATGGTGACTTAAAGGTAAGAGTCACACTATAAAATGACTGGAAGAATCGAGACCCTTGACCCAACTAAAGGTACGGTGTGGGGGGGACGTGCCAAGATGATGCATCGCCAGTACATATACGGGACATGCAGACAACGTAACAACTAGACTTCAGGCTGTACCGAGCTCCGCTCGGCCTGCGGCTTGCGGCGGACGGGCGACGGAAGGCGGGGCAGAGCCCCGCAAGCCCGCCGGCGACCGAAGGTCGCTAGCCCCGCCTTCGTTCGCCGCTCGCCACCATAAACATCTATTACCTAGCAGGTAACAGAATCAGGAACTGAGTTCAAAATATCTTACTTGGAAAGACGTATGGCTGTAGTTGAGAATGACCGTGATAGACTCCGGGGAGATTTGACACGGGCTGAGAACATATCCAGAGAGCTCAACAATGAGAAGACCCAGCTACAGGCACGATGTGGTGAACTGGAACGTGAAAAGATGATGCAGCGTAACCACATATACTGCAATACATGCAGGCAACGTACCAACTAGACAGCGACCTTTGGCAGGCCATACCATAACATCTATTACCTATCGGGGTAACAGAATCAGGATCGTATCAGATGACTAGGTCCATCATGGCTCTGGGACTGGCGCTAGTGACATCATACAGATCTTGTAATGAGATAAACAGCGGCTCATGGTTATGAAAAGATGTCAATAAATATCTTGTCCCTCAACTCCGCCGTCCTGAAGCGAATGGAGAAGGAAGAGACCGTCAACGAGGAGAAGATACAACTCCTGGACACCCTCCTACAAGACACCTCACACCACCTGGACCCCAGCGTCTACAGCGAACTGCAAACCATGAAGACGGCCATCCTCCATGAGAAAAAGACTTCACGTGCGCTCTTCTTTGCGCGTACCCATACACTCATTGACGAATACACATCAATATTAAAGAAGCCCATATCCCACATCAAGGAAGACAACCTACCCATCCTCAGAAGGAAGAACGAACTCATCATCGGCTTCCTAGACATAGTCAGACAGGTGGCGAAGTCCAAGGATTGGAGCGACCTCGATATACCGGACAACCCTGAGAAGGTAGATAATATAGACCTGTCTTCGTACTGTCCGTCATGCGAGAACACGGACGAAGACCGATTTGAGATAGATGACTTCAATAGGAAGACCTGCCTCAATTGCTCCACGCAACAGTACGCAATCGAGACCGGCATCACCCACAAGGACTACACCCGCGTCAACATTGTAGGCAAGTTCATCTACAACAGGGTCCTTCACTTTCAGGACTGTATCAAACAATACCAAGGTAAACAGAACTGCAAGATCCCAGACAAACTCTATCAAGACCTTGACGGTAAGTTCATAGCCTATAGACTACTCATCACAAACACAGCGAACGCCACTGGAACAGAGCTCCCCAACCACATCAGGTATTCAAAGATAACACGTAACCACATCATAATGTTCCTCAAAGAATTGAAGTATACCAAACACTACGAGAACGTCAACCTCATCTACTTCACATTGACCAGTAAACGGGTTGACGACATCAGTCACATCGAGGACAAGCTTGTAGACGACTTCAAGGAGCTCGTGTCCCTGTATGACGAGATACATGGCAAGGACAAACCTGAAGAGCTGGACCGCAAGAACTTCATGAACGTCCAGTACCTCCTCTTCCAGCTATTGAGAAAGCATGGACACCCATGCAATATCGGGAACTTCACCATCCTCAAGACCGTGGATAGGAAGCTCTTTCACGACACCATATGCAAGAACCTCTTTGATAAGCTTGGCTGGAAGTTCACACCAACCTTCTAACATGTTCAGTACCTCACGAGGTAATGAAAAAGAAGACTTATTGAGGCTACCGAGCGACCTTACCGAGCTTCGCTCGGCCGGCGGCGGAGCCGCTCGGTCGCAGGGCGGGGCTCCGCCCCGCCTTCGTTCGCCGCTAGTAGCCCTTCAGTTCGAGTTGGTTTTCAACGTAGTCAAATGGATATTCCTGACCGTTCTTGAGTTTGAGGACGATGGTATCACGTTCCATCTCACGCACTAGCTCTGTGCCGGGTTTGTGAATAGACACCACCTTCAGAAGATCTTGGTCTATCTTTCTGGGTGTGTTGGTCTGTACAGCTATGTCGTGAAGGCGGATGCTCTGGTCCAAGATCGACTTGAGCGTCTTGTTACACACGGCTCCGTTGTTCACACCTTCGTCGCAGTCTATGACCGCCACGACTCGCCTGGCCTCACTCTTGGGCTTCATGCTGTACATGTTGATGAGGTCGTTCATGGATGACATACCCAATCGGATGGTTCTATCCCAGTCAAAATAGACCATAACAATACCAATAAATGTAAATACAATGGTAAGAATAATTAACCACCTTTTCATTTTATTCACCTCAATATAATTCATAGCGGACGGGCGACGGAAGGCGGGGCAGAGCCCCGCAAGCCCGCCGGCGACCTTCGGTCGCTAGCCCCACAGCTCCGCTCGGCAAGGTCGCTAGGTCGCTAGAGGCATCAATGCTGTATACATCGCCTCTCCATTGATCAGGTACCCCAACACCATCCCAGGTACAGAATTCCTATACTTAGTTAGGTTGACCACCTCCTCTGTATTCGTATACGAATACACATCCACCGCTGCGTCGCCTTCGTTCGCCGCTATGTCAATATCTGGAATCATGTACGCATTGTATCCATACTTGTCCCAGAATTTAACCAGCTCAGACGCCACATCAAGACCAGACTTAATTATAATCCTCTCCACCTTTTCATCCTCATTGAATTCTTCCTCAGGTGTCACGTTCTGAGCAAGATAAATCTGATCTCCAATCGCGGTGTTGTACATGAAGTACGGCTGCGGGTGATCTACCCTCACGTTCTTGGTCACAGTGTTGTTGGTCTTGTAGCTCTCGATCAGCCCCGTCACGGCTTCAGGGCTGTCCAATATAAACTGAGAAGACATCTCGTCAAAGTCCGAAATCTCGTCGTAAAAACCCTCTATGTTCACTTTGTCCTTGTACGCGATTAGCTCATCAAAGTGGGTGTTCTGGTACAACCTCAACATGTACATCAGCCTCATAACCATCTCCCTGGAGGTAGTGATTACCTTACTCCGTCCGTCCACAAACTGCGAATCTAGCGAGTACTTGGATGACAGGTTCCTGCTCATGAACACTTTGTCAGGCTTAATGACTGTGTGCTCATTGATGAATTGAACGAGTTGTTGCTCGTTCAGCGGCTTGGTCGTGTAACCCTTCGCGTGCATGAATCGCGACATGAAGAACAGACCGTATTGGTAGATGATCTTGGCTATCTTCTTGTTGTGGCTGAATTTGGACACGATCGTATTCGTTGGCTTCATGAGATCATCATACTTCTCGGGGTCATCCACAGCCAGCACACCATCCAGTCTGTTCGTATCGTCGCAGAGGAACGTGACGTTCAGGTTTCCCTTACTCATCGTCGCCTCAACCTCACGTACCCGGTCGGCCCTGACGCGTTGTTTTGTGAACACTATCTTATAGTACTTACCAAAATCCCTTAGAACGGATAGTGACGGTCTGAATACTCGCGTGGCCCTGTCGGCGTTGTAGGGAGGAAGCGGTTCTGATACCATAGTGACTATATCACCCTTGAAGTCGATGTTGACCACTCTGCACTTACCGTAGATGTCGATGACCTGAGACTGCACGTGAAGTCTTGGTATGGCGATTGACGGCAACATGGTGTTGTGACTGAAAGACCTATTGAGGTTCCTGAAGACCTGCCACATCTTTTCAACCACAGGATCCGAGTAAGGAAACGATGTTTTCATATTATCTAAGGTCTTCGTATCGGACGTCTTGGTCCTGGTGATGAGCTCGCATTGGATCTCTGAGACCTCGGAGTCGCTGGTGTTGATGTCGTGCTGGTAGATGAAGACGGTCCTGCGTGTGTGTGTAGGCTGCATCTTGTAATAGGCCTGGGCGTGACGGAGGATGTGCATGGTGCCGCTCGGGTCCTTGTCGCTGGCTGACAAGACGAAGATGTTACAATTGAAGACCAGTTCGAGGACGTGCGCAAACTCGAGGGCGTTAAAGCTTGAGTTGCGGAACTTGTCCATGATGGTAGACATGGGTTCGTCATAGAATTCCTGCATGGCCGCCATGGCGTTCGTCTCTGTCGCGATCTCCTTCCTCATGCGCTCCACCACGGGCACACGGTTCTCCACCTTGAGGAACTGGATGTCGTTGATATCGAGGGCCAACATGACGCACTCTAGGAACGAGCTCTTGGTGATGTTGGACCCCACCCTGATGAACTGGTATTCGGGATTAGGCTCAATCAGGGAAAAGAGCTCCTTGATGTTGTTTGGGAGCGTGCCTGGCAACCCCGGTGGAAGCGTCTTACCTGAGATGAAGATGTCCTGCGTTGCGCTGTTCTTGTCCTTCACCCCCCCTTGGCCGAAATAGTGTTTAAATTTGGTGCCTTCCCTGTTTTGGTCTTTCGTGTAGCAGCAAGGTAAGTATGGGAATCTCTTCTTATTTTCAAGCGTGTTGTCCCTCAGGCCTGGATATGGATGGGTGGTGTGATCGCAAACGTAATAACGCTTGGTGCTCTCTCCGTAGGCGGGGAACTCCATGACCTGCTTCTCTTTAGTTTGCCTGTATTGCACGGCTTGATCCTTGGTGATGATGTTGGGTCGTTTGAGGCATTTCCTTGAGTACGTGGGTAGAAAGATGTCAGGCGCGATGGCCCTCAGTTCAAGCTTCTCCAGTTTCCTGGGCCTCATGACCAGTTTGGCCTCATCATCCTTGAGGAATTTGGATCCCAGGTACTTCCTGTATTCGGTCAGAATGAGGTCCCTCTCGTTGTTGTAGAGGGTGAAGAGCCTCCCCAAGATCTTTTGATACTTGAGCGAGTCCGCAATAGTCTTGGCCTTCACCCTAGCCCTAATGAAGGTACTGCCCTCGTCTTCCATCCCGTATATGTTGGCCTTGTCGGTCTCCCTCATATTGACACTCAGAATGTCTGAGGTGTTGAGGATGTGCATGTACGCGTTCGTCTTGATCTTGGACGCCCTGATTGACTCGTTGAGGGATACGATCTTGTTGAAGAAAGGGTTGTTCATGCACATCTCCGCCCAGATGGGAATGAGGATCGTCTGGAAAGGGTACGCTATGTACCCCCCCGTGAAGAGCTCGTCGACGCGCACGATCATATCTCTACGGAGGCTACCCGACCGGAGGTCGCTTGGGAAGATGTCCAGCGCCCTGTCAATGAAGTCGTCTCGCGATACGTTTCGGTGACCTACGTTCATACTGAGAGTGGCCACGACCTCGCTGCGACCATCTTTGTTGATGACCGTGAAAGCGGCGTCTGTATACTTTTTGTATTGGTTCTTGAGCTGCCTCAGATCTGCGGTCACCTCCCCGTTTACCTTGACCAAGATCACGTTGGGCGTCTCCAATTCTAGCCAATCTGGGTTTGGGGCGAAATCGTGGAAGACCTTGTAGAACGGCCCGGCATCTGTGGCGATGCCTGTGGTAGCGTACGGGGCCATCTTGGTGACTGAGAGGGTATTGAAGAGTTCAGATACGGTGATAGGGTCTCGTTGGGGGAAGCGGATGTTGAACTGGACCATAGAGACCTCGTACTCAACAGTCCTGATGGAGGGTATGTTCTCAAACTCCTCAAAGGCCTGCTTTGTAGCGTCTACCACTTCACGGAGTTTGGCTATCTTGTCCCTCATTTTCTTCTTGATGTCGTGCCTTTCCTTCCAGATCGCACCGACGCCCAGGGCGGTGAGTCCTTTGATGACGAAGGTCATAAGCGTCTCGGCGTTGGATTCGTCGGTTTGCATAACAGCGTCATCGCCTATAGTATGCGTCACCACAAAGATCCTCTCGGCCTCAGCTCGATCTATCTTGCTAAAGTCGAGCTGGTCCTCGGGGAACTTACGATTGGTAGCTTTCAGGATAGGTGTGAGGACGTTGGTCACTGTCAGGTCGCCGGTCTGCGTCGGGCTCTCGAGCTCGGGCTCAAACACGAGGTACTCTGATAGCGTTTGCATAGATACGGCTATACGAGCCTTGATGGTATCCACCGTGTCACATAAATATACCTTGAAGTTCTTACCATTTATCTTCATTTTTACTGACTGAGGAAAGCTTTAATGCATCCTTTAGGGACTATAGATACATAATCATACCTAAAAATAACTCCAGTTTCACGGGTATTTTACTCTTCGGTAATGTTCATAGAACATGACCGACCTACGCACTGGCATCTGTATCAGATGAAAAAATTTGAATTTATCTAAAATTTCGCATGTCCAAAGTAAAAAGTAAAATGGCAGGTCTAAATGAAGGACAGTGTGATGAAGTACCTAAACTAATCATGTTTCACATAATACATACATACTCAACGATCTTATCAAATATGACAGGGCGTTCTTCACAGGATGCATAAGTGAACCAAGGAAAGCGATGCAAAAGAAAGACATACCTCAAGACAAATACTGGTTCGCCGCGTACAATAAACGAACCGATGCATGGTCTCCAGCAATTCCTGAAAACAGAAAAGCCAGAGTCCTCATATCTCAGGAATGGGCAGAAAACAACTTACCCAAGTTCACAGATAACCAAGATGGATACAAATACAAACCTCTACCTCCTTTGCTGACTGGAGACGTACATGAAATGGAGGTGGAGGTCAGAGGAGAACTAACTAGAGAAGGTATCCGTTTCAAATGCAAAGATGTAGCTCGCCTGTTTGATATGCCATCATTAGAGAAGAATATAAGTAAGTTACTGGAGAGCTCATTTTATGAAGTGTTCTACACAGAGGGCAGTACCAGAGTTGCCTACTTCACATACCATGGCATCATCAAAGTCATCTCGACACGATCATACAATATCTCAAATGTAACCAAATTCATGAATACACCTCTAATGAAAGAGCTACAACAACAATCCCAGAACATGGTTGTTATTATGCCATGCAAGGAACAGCAAACGATCCAGGCCATACAAGAAGCCCTGTTGAATGTGATGAGTACGATCATCAAGACAGGGATAGATCTAATGAACATGAAAAAAGATAGATCCGTTTCTTACTAATTATTAGGTAGGTTATAACCACGAGTGGTTATAACTATGAAATCTATCCATATCATGGACCTTTGGTCGCCTTCGTTCGTTAAGCATCATCTATTCTGAGGGTGCTCATACCTATGTCTAGCGCGTCACACTTCACAACGGTCTCACTCATCGTCATATCCTCCATGCATGTCGCCAACTCGTCCACATCTTCAACCCCGTAACGGTCTTTCAGGAACCCCACCAGGTCGTTAAAGTAGGACGAGCTTATGAACCGGTAGAGGTTGTACTTATCGTTAACCGATATCCACTTCTTCACTTCGTCCACGATACTCTTGTCGTTCATCACGATCTCTATACCGCCCGATTCTATTGAGAAGTATTTGTATTTGTAGTGCCACTTGAGCTTGTACCGCTCTGCTTCTTCAATGATGAGATCATAGTGAATGAAGAACGAGTCATTTTTGAATATCTGTCTGACCGTGTCGTTGATCTTGTCTAGCGGACACTGGAAGAGCTCGTTCTTGACGTGATGGTCTGCCAGAGCCCGATGGATGAGCGTCTCGAGGTTCATGTAGTTCACCGTTTTCCAACAGTTGACGATGTAGAACTGGTCATCGTATGTCCTGGTGTTGTTGAACTGCTTCATGCGCCGTTCAAGGTTGTCCGTGAAGCCTATCTTGTATATATCCTTCTCCTTGTACAAATCTGTACTGATAGCATATACATAGCCACTCTTCATGTCTTACTAATAGAGGTAATTTTGGGCATAAATCTTCATATTCTTTTACATCTCAGTTGATGCACCGGCACTCATGGTTGGTTCCTTCATGCTGCGCTCTGCCGTGTTGGTCATGCTGTTGATGGTGCCCAGGAGGTTTGTTCCGGTCTTCTTGAAGATCATCTTGCTTACGACGAAGAGGACAACGTTCATAGTGAGCATCATGAAGAGCCTGATCTCTGGGGACCACTTGCTTCCTGACGGCATGTAGCTCTTCTCGGCCATCTCCACGAGCAGCTGATCGTATGTTTTCATTGACATGATCTGTTGCTGCGCGAAGCCTTCCATGTCAAAGTTGACCTTGCCAAGGGCCACTTCACACCCCATGACGAAGACGATCATGTATCGCTTCCAGTTCTCTACGGAAGAGTCAAGGGATAGCTTCTTGGTGAGCATCTCATACTTCTGGGACATGAGCTTGGGGTCAGAGTATAGCGTGAACTCAGGGATGCTGGCGTTGGGATGCATGCGCCTCAGAACCTCATATTTGAAGTAAACAGTATTCCTCTCTTTCTGCGTCTCCTCGTCTTCCTCCACGTAGTTGTACGAGTTATTGATGGTTACCTTCTTCTTCTGTTGTAACTCTTGAAGGGTTGGAGGTTCAGGGGCCGACGCCGCTTGCGACTTGTCCTCGCCCAAGAGCGTGTTGAGTTGATCTTCGATGATCTTCTCTCCTGAGTCCTCGTCTCCTTCTCCATCGCCCGCACCACTGCTGTCAACAACCTGTTCCTCTGCGTGAGATGATTGGAACTGTTCGAACGATGTGTCCCGCGTAGGCTCGGGCTCAGGTTCAGGTTTGGGTGGTGGGGGCTTGTGGAGCTTGTTGAGCAAGTCCTTGCGTACCTTGGTTTTGTTTTCTAAGAGCTCTAGGTATAGTATTGGCATGCGTGGAAAGCTCTTCTGAGGCAATACGCGTTCATAGTCTTCAATAGGAATACGTTCTATCAGTAATTCTCCCATTTTTGAACCTGTTGTGGTTTTTGTTAACCCTTTATAGCGCTATATTATCAGTTACCCCTTAGGGTAATTGACCTTAAAATATCCTAAGAAAAGTGTTTACTCGGTCGCTTCAGATAATTTCTGAAGGGGTATAATCTTTTGAGTGCATAGTCGAACACAAACACCTGAGACGAAAACATTCCCACACGTGTGTAAAAGTCGTCGACGAGGCTGAACTTTTCCATCATCGTGAACAGGACTATGAGCTGCATCAACACCAGGGCTACGAGCTTGACGTTGCTCTCCTCCTCTGGATCTATCTGCTTGTAGACATAGATGCCGACCCACTCGACCACCATGCCTATCACAAAGCCAAATGCAAACTTTGCTACGTTTTGGATGACCATTTTAACTGGGTAGATAACTTACGCACACCGCTTAGTTCTTGGGCTTGGTCCTACCTTGCCCGTATATCTTAGGAACGTGGTGGGGCCTGTTTGACGCGTCAAAGATGCTCACGCGCTCCCTGATCATCTGCATCCAGTCGTCTGGACGCTCCTTCTGCATCTTCTCATCAAATGGAAAGGAGCCGTCGAAGTTCCTCTGAACGTAGCTACCCCACTTGGAGCCGTTATCCTCAATCTTCGGCCCGATCGGCATGCCGAACGCACTCTGAAAAGACGGGTTAAGGCAACTCGAGTCGTTGCTTGATTTGCTGCTTGAGTTAGAGTTCATTTTCACTTTACTATCTAAGTCTTATTCTTTAAGTATAAAATCAGCTATTATAGTAACCCTAGTCAAATTGCTAGTACTCAATAAGTTGGCCAAAGCACGCCATCGAGGAGGTGGATGATCCCGTTCTTGCACATGATGTCACCCTCGATAAGTGTGTGATCTCTCACTCTGATCTCCCCATCATTATATTTGGTGATTCCAAGATTGTTCTTGGGATGGTCGAGGGGGTACACGATCTGGTTGTTTGACAGCATCCCCGTTGTGATCACGCCCGGCACGGTGGACATCTTCAAGATCCGGATGGCCGTGTTGGGGTCCAGCATAGGGAAGTCAGGGGGGAGCCGCTTGGGTACAAACAGAGTGTAGCGGCGTTCGGTCGCGTTGTAGAAGGGCAACTGCCCCGCTTTCTTGATGATGGGGAGGAAATGAGGTAAGTTCTTAGCCACGTAGTCCAGTATGGTACCCGGCGTGGCGACCTCGCCTTTCGGGGAGGCCTCATCCGGCTCATACATCAACGTAGCCTGAGTAAATGGTCCCACGTATGTCATTTTTAAAGTTACAAGCTTATTTTTAGCTAGTTATCTTTAAAGATCAAATAGGATCTATGTGTTTGAAACAGAGATAAAACATGCGATATTTCTCACTTTTATCTTTGTTCTACTTCATTGTAGGCAGCTTTTTTGGTAGCTCATATGCTGCTCCATTCACGGTCCCGTACCGATATCCGACTCAAACAGAGGTCACATACAACCAGAACATCACAGTCAGCTCTCAACCCATCACCGATGCCGACATTTTCATTGAGAGGGGTGTGATTGAGCACCTGATTAATACCAACTTCCTAAGACCCCGATACCTGACCAAATGGAATAGATTGAACAAACTGACCGTCCTGAACCCGACCCAGGCCGTCAGGATGATGCGCCTCAAACGCAGGCGGAGTAACGCTCTCCGCAAATTCCAGCGCGCCAACGAACTACCCCAGACCGGCATCATCGACACCCCCGTCATCAGGATCGTGTTCCCCGTCACATGCGGCACCCCCGACTACGTGGACGAACCCTTCGATGACGGGTTCAGTAGCTTCGACGACTACGACACAGATGACACAGGCTCGAGCAACACCACAGCACCCGCTAATAGCACAGCGGGTGCATTAAAAAAAAGATAGGTCCTGCCTCTTACTCAATTCAAGCAGCCAGATTACCCCAAAACAACCTTAATTGGATCTACCTCAACACGACACACTACCAAAGTAACCAGACAGGTCTAGTTGATCAGAATGTGATGCGTAATACAATCCATCGAGCCCTATATGAGTGGGGGCAGTACACACCGCTCAGCTTCACAGAGGTGTCGACCGTTAGCGACGCGGACATCACGATATCATTCCAGATGGACACACACTCAGTCTCACATCCTTTTGACGGCAGCGGTTGCACACTCGCCCACGCCTTCTACCCCCCTGATGGCCGTGTTCACCTTGACATTGCAGAGAATTGGACTGATGAGAATTTCCTTTTCAGGGTGTTGGTTCACGAGTTTGGACATACGCTCGGTCTGGGCCACAATCCTAATACGACACTAGTTGATATCATGTTTCCCTACCACCTCGACTTCTTGAACGGTATAGGTCCTGACGACATAGCAGGCATCCAATTCCTATACGGTCCCCCCAACGCAACAACAACAACAACTACAACAACTACAACAACAACAACTACAACAACAACAACAACTACAACTACAACAACTACTACCATAGCGACCACCAAGAAGCCTATCTTCAAATATCTTCCCAAGGCACAACCTCGTATACAACCACGCACGCCAACAAGTACCCCTAAGTCGACCAGCCCAAAAAGGCGACGCCGTAAACGAGTGAGGTCAAAAAGGCCATATCGCAAGTACCATCTCAAACATAATAGAGTCATCAACATCAACACAACGTCTCCCATCATCTTCATTCTGAATGGAGGCACCGTACGTTTTCCCTAAATCACGGAACCTCCAAAAAAATTGAAATCTAGTTGTCAAAATGATGGAAAGAAAGTAACTACCAATTCAATCATGAATATGAATGCTATCAACTGTACGCTCACTCCAGTCTACAACGAGGACCACGATGCTTCCATCCTCTACAAGATGAGGATATTTGGCATCGTCACCCCCGACGAGGACAGGGTGACATTGAAAGGACGTGACTACTACTGTGTTACGCACACCAGGACCCCCTTCAACGAGGAAAGCCTGATGGCCCTCGACTCCGAGGAGGCCATCAGCGACTCAACCAAGAAGGACATCAAGACCCAGTACATGAAGATCCGCAGCTTCGCTTTCCTGTTCGGCATCGGCAGAGACTGCGTCAGGGACAAGTATAACAGACTTATTCCCATCGACATGACCCCTCAAGATCAGCGCAACATCCTTGAAAACAACAACGGCATTTACTCGCCTCATTTGGTCAGCGAGATCACTGAGGACGTCTACAAGAGGCTCGACAAACTCGATGAATATGAGATCATCAATTCAGACCAAAAATGGGACCTCATTAGCAAGTATCAAGATCAACTTGATCACGACGACCTCATCCTAGAAGAACTAGAAGTCGGCACGTGTTGCTGCTGTGGCGGTCCCTGCAACCCATGCTCTCAGGCTTGTGGTGCATGTCCCCGCAATGGGCGTCTGATGGCCTGGGGTCTGGGCATTATTGATCAAGACGGCAAGCAATACGATTATACAAGCTCTGACGAGGGGTCTGATGATCCAATCACAAATACCTCCAATACAGAGGTCGACATCTACCATTACAATGATGAAGAGGTATGTCTACTCAAAGATGTGATCAATCTCTACAAGGATCAGTTCAAGGGTTGCCTCGATCCTAAGAAGGCTGTAGTGAAGAAGAACATCCCTCACTGTATCGTCTCCAGACACAAGAAGCAGTGGGTGCCATGCGTGGACGTTAAAGAGCGCAAGGCCAAGATCCTCATATCGGTCACTTGGGTTAGAGCCAACATCCTAGGTTTTCCCCAATAGCGACCTTACCGAGCTTGCGGGCCGCCTTCCGCTGCTCGGTCGTTACAATTTCTTTATTGGCCATATGGGCGCGCGTCGCTCTCTACCATCCTAAATTATGTATCCCCGTGGGGATACATAGAGATAAGTTGAAAAAATGAAGTCAAAACGAAATGACTTAAATAAACACAGTCAAATGAGTGAAATCTGGTCATATTTGGCCACCCAAAGTGCTATCGACACGCCCCCTCAGATCACCGAGACTGAGGGTTTGCGCGCAGAGCCCATATACGACTCTCGGGGTCGTCCTCGTGCGCGGTCCTTTCTGTCGTACCTCCATCATGTGGAGGTCTTCAGTACCAAATGGCAGTTCATCATTATAGGAAAGGTTAAGAACTACAGGGACAGGCACCCCGAACTGAAGCCCTGGCGTAGCGGCTACCTCTGCTTCTACTCTCTCAATTTTGCGTTTGAGGCTAAGAACATCGAACTGATCGTCGCTTTACAACAACTCCTGCAAGTGCCTCCCTCCACTAGACTGATACCTCAAATAGCCAAGTATACAGGGACCAAAAAAGAGGCATCAGATGACATGGACCGTTACTTCAAGCAATACAACCATCACGTCACAATCAAGGATGTTCACTTCGTTATCCTCCATCAACACGATCTACCATACGTGCGCCAGTTCTTCAGGAAGATCAACATGAACTGGGGGGACTATCACTATGAACGGTGGGAGCGCATACGACCTCAAGACCTAGTGAGCGATGATGAATGAGCGATGACTACATGGATATGAAAACACACCTCGAACATACATGTCTAAGAGAGAAAAACCGTATATAAAATGGATAACGTGACTGCACGAATCAACCAGGTAGGCTTACTACTACCTAATCCGGCCCTCATGAGCTCATCGGACGCCGCCATCTCGCGCGCTATGACTATATTGAGACCAGTAATTGTGGACGAGCGCGTGGTCCAGTTTGTCAACTCGATACGTCAACAGGATATGAGAGCGGCGCTTCTCAAGATCTTCTGGGCGACCAATGACATTGGGGCCGATCACCCCGGCGTGCGGGGCGTCGCAGACAACGCGCTCACTAACCGCACATACCTCACAACCATCTCATTCCTCCTCTCAGTTCCGGGTATCTCTCACCCAGAGATGATGAAGATGTTTGATGAGGTAGAGCGCGTATTCAATGCGGAGGAGGAAGAGCGCATCAGAGCCGAAGCAGCCGACATCATGCATCGGTTCTACCCCGCCCGTGGCGAGAGGATGCTAGATGAACTGCGCGCTTTGAATATCGGACATCAAAGAATACCCCAAGATAATGAAGAAGTAATAACAATGAATAGACGGCAACAACCAGCAGTTATACCAGAACAACAACAGTTTCAGAACAATCACGGGCAGAACAATCAGAGGCGGAATCTACGTGTAATACTCGCCGATAGGCTATGGCTACACAACAAGAAGGTGATATACGACGACTCGCAAAACGTCCACAACACAACCATCAACGAGAGCGTCATCTCATCAGCCAGAGCACTGATAGAGGAGATGGTGGCTACCGTCACATTTGACGGTCGCTACAAGTTCAATGTATTCAGGGATGACACGGTCAAGTCCATCACGCACCAACTGGCTGACGTACTCAAAAGGTTCCCCGAAGACATCACCATCCTGGGAGACGCAGATAAGCAGGAACTTCAGCCCAGAATGACGTACAAGATCGCAGAGGATGCAAAGAGCAAAGAGTACGTGTCGCGCTTCAAACCAGAAGAGGTGGACCTGTACATGGAGGTGATCGGCCTGGAGGACTACATCTTCCCAAAGAACGTGGTCAGGGAGGGTGAACTAGGCAGACGTCTCGAGGAGCTCTTCATCGTCACAAACCAATATCTTACGAACGTGTTTAATGATGAGGAACTACTTTTCTACCTTGATTTGACCGGCATCCCTGGCGCTGAGATTATCTGGTTTGAGAGGGAGGAAATCCTGAAGGACATGTACGCGGTGATCGGCAACGAGCGCCAGCGCGACGATATCAACGACTTCCTAGAGGAGGTCTTCGATGACATCTTCCCAGACAGCATGCGTAATACAATCCATCGAGCCCTATATGAGTTGGGGCAGTACACACCTCTCAGCGACAGGATTGAGATGGCCGCGTTCATCAGGCGTATCAGAACGGATTCCGTGAGGGACGTGAAGCTCCTGGATTTACTCAACGCGGTATGGAAGTTCATCTACACAAAGAAGGGCGAGACATTCATCGAGATGAAGAAGAGACTGAAGGAGGAGATCGAAGAGGCCATGAGCGTCTGCACGTCAGGCGTGTGCGCGCACCTCGTCTCCGTGATCCAGGGTTACTTTGACGAGACGAAGAACCCGTCCCTCAAGATAAAAATGTCGTTGATAGACGAACTGAAGGCCCATCTGACGCAGAACATCAACAAAGTGGCCATGGAAAAGGAGATGGACCCATTGATGGACGACTTCAAGAAACTGATTGATGAGTACATAGAGGGGAACGCAAAGGAGATCTTGGCCGGGTTCACCGATGCAGATATCAGGATGAACGACCTATCAAAGCAGATGATCAAGGATGTCGCGTACAAGATCTACATGATCAAAGACACAACCAACGATGGCCAGGTGCCGACGACTGACGACACTGACGATGAGACTGACGATGACATTGACGAGGACGAGGACGAGGACGAGGACGAAGACGAAGACTTTGAAGACACCGACGATGATGACGATGATGACGATGATGACGATGATGATGATGATGATGACGATGATAAGGATACGTAGGAACATGTCCAGATACGTACGTAGCGACCGGAGGTCGCAGGGCGGCTTGCGGGGCGGACGGGCGAAGCCCGCCGGCGACCGAAGGTCGCTAGCCCCGCCTTCGGTCGCCGCTAGGATCTTTTCTTAACCCTTCGGGGTTATGAAACATCAAAAAAATTTACAAAACACCTACTGCAAGGTTGTAGGCATTGGCCGCGTTGGCCGACTGGCACGCATTCGAGTGGTGTGAGAAGCTACCAGCTGGAGCCATAGCTACCATGTTGTTGGCGTTTGCGCCGCATGGGCTGCCGTAGTTCTTAACGTATCCACCGTTATTGTTTGGACTCACGTTGCTGGCGGCGGCGTTCAGGTCCTGGGTGGAGAATAAAGGGACTGAGGAGTTGACGGCTGGGTTGGGGTCGGCGCCCGAGGCCCAGTTGGCGCTCTTCATGGTGTCTGCAAAGTAGTCGTATGACATGCCAGTGCGCCAGCCCAAGTTCTGTTCAGGGTAGATGTCGGGCTGTGACCCAAACTGGCCTTGATCTACTAAATTACTCCCATAGCTGCTCCCATAGTTGCTCACGTCTCCTGTGGGCCTGTATACGTAGTAGGTCGGTTTAGGTGATTTCCAACCGAGGCTATCGCAGCTGAATCCTTCGGTTACTGAGTAGATTGCCAGGGCTGCGATGGTCACCAGTATCAATGCGATGATGTTACTGCCATTCATTTTTTAGTCACATGGATAAAATATTTGAGTTTGTGGATATGACAAATACAGAAGAAGATAAGCATCGTCACTATGTCCAACATAACCAACATGACAACAATGTCAAGTGACCAGCACACATCTGTGCATACCAACAAGGAGGGTTGTATAACCGCTAGCGGCGGAGCCGCCCGGCGAGCGGCGGAGCCGCAGGCCGAGCGAAGCTCGGTACCTTTGGTCGCTGCCCTCAACCCAGACCCCCGCTACCAGGGTTTGCCAATCACTGAGAAGAGCGAAGGATTCAAACTCATCAAGCAGCTCTACGACCAAACACACTTCGTAGAACACCAGATCTCAACCTACAACGATTTCATCACGCGAGGCGTGCAGGCCATTGTCAATAAGGAGCCGCCCATAGAGATCAACAATATACGAGTAGAATTCAATCATGTCTACGTGGATAAGCCCAAATTCATCAGAAAGACCAGGGACAGGACCGTTAAGACCAACGTCGTAGGCAACTGCATTCAGACAAGCGAAGACGCAGAGCAAATCAAAGAGGGACAGAAGGTAATCGTGAACTACACCGACACACCCCTGTACCCAAACGAGGCAAGGAAGAGGAACATCAACTATGACGGAACCATCTACGCCTCAATCACAGTGACCAACCTCGAGAACAACAAGAAGACCGAGCATCACCAGGTTTCGATCGGCAAGCTTCCCATCATGCTCAGGTCCAACGCGTGCAGGTTGTCCGAGAATAACAAGGTCGCCAAAGAGGAGTGCGCCAACGATTTCGGGGGCTACTTCATCATCAAGGGTAAGGAGCGTGTCCTCGTGGGTCAATTGAGGCGAGCTTACAACAAGGTGTACGTTGAGAGGACTCCTGAGGACAAGTACGAATACATGGCCGAGATCAGAAGTATGAACGAGCAAGGCAGCTCCATCCTGATTCAACTCAAGATCAATACAATCACCAAGGAGCTCTTCTTCTCACTCCCTTACATCAAGGCCAAGTCGTTGCTTCCAGCAGGCCTCGTCTTCAAGGCTCTGGGTATCAGCGAAGACGACATGAAGAGGATGGTTCGCATTGGGGATCCTGACATCCTGGACACGTTGGCCCAACAACATAGGATGGAGGTGACGATGGAGGAGGCCATCGAGTCCATCGCCAACGACATAACAGATGAGATGAAGGACTCGATGTATGTGAGGGGCATCCTAAACAAGGAACTCTTCTATCATGTCGGCGCTCTCACTCCTGAGAAGTCGGCGTATCACCTCGGTTACATCATCAAGAAGCTGGTCGACACTGTATACAACGGGAGGAGCCTCGACGATAAGGACAACCTGGCCAACAAGCGCATCGATGGCACATCCTCTCTTATGTCGTTCCTATTCCAGATCTTATTCAAGCAATTTGTCAAGACCGTGTCTAACCAGATGGAGAGCAAGAAGAACCCTGACCCAGTAGCCATCATCAAGGACATCAAGACCATCACTCACATCATGAACCAGGCCTTCATGACCGGTAACTGGAACACCCAGAAGAGTCCTCTCTACACACGCGTCGGCGTCTCGCAGGTCTTGTCTATGCAGAACTACGGAGCCAAGACCTCCCACCTCAGACGCATCATGCTCCCAGTTGGCAAGAAGGGTAAGATCCCGAGCGCGCGCCAGCTCCATGCGTCCCACTTCTCGTTCATCTGCCCTTACGAGACGCCCGAGGGCGATACGGTGGGGCTCGTCTCCAACTTGGCCCTGTCTGCTCAGATCTCGGTGCACGTGTGCCCCAAACTCACAATCAAAGTGATCAAGGGAATGGAGACGTTCAGAGACGATATGGATGGATGTATTTTGGTGCTTGTGAATAGTTGCATTGTTGGTTCATGTGACAGGTCCTTGTTGTTTGTGAGGGAGTTCAACAAGTACAGGCTCTCAGACATGATTGACAACAACGTGTCCATTGTGAGACTGGTTGACGAAGATGAGGTGCACATCTGGACTGACGAAGGTCGTGTCCTGAGGCCTCTGTTCGCGTTGGGACCTCGCAATAAGGTCCTATACAAAGAGGCCAACGGAGCCAACAAGACATGGAATGATCACATCAAGGAGGGTTCCATTGTCTTCAGGGAGGTGTGGGAGTTGGAGCAGGCAGTGGTGGCAATGAGTGAGGATGACCTGAAGAAGAACAGATGTGACTACCTTGAGATCTGCCCCGCTTCAACCATGATGGCGGTGATGGCATCTGTGATCCCACTCTCAAACCACTCTCAGTCTCCCAGGAATGCGTACCAAGCCTCCATGGGCAAGCAGGCTATCGGTATGCCCAGCACTGCCTATCAGGAGCGCTACGACACAACGCTCCACGTTCTCGATACACCTCAGAAACCCCTAACAAAAAATGAGATGGTAAACGTTCTTCACTTTGATGAGATGTCACACGGAGCTATGCCCATCGTTGCGATCATGACCTATAGGGGATACAACCAAGAGGACAGTGTCATCCTTAACAAGGGTTCATTGGAACGTGGCCTTTTTAGAACCACAACATACAAAACCATCTCAGAGGAAGAGAAGAAACGAGGTAGCTCAGATTCTGAGAACATCTGCCTTCCCAAGTTCCAGTACAGGAACAGGAACTACGATTACAGCCACCTAAATGAGTACGGCCTCGTCTGGGAAAGGAACACATACATCAAGAAAGGAACAGTCATCATCGGCCGCACAACCAAAAAGATGATCAAGAAGGAAGACGGAACGCGAGTAGCCGAAATATCTGACAGTAGCGTTGTCATCAAACATGGAGAGGAAGGCTACTTGGACAAAGTCCTCAACACCCTCAACAGCGAGGGTGTGAGGGTAATCAAGATCAGGATCCGCATCCCTCGCATCCCGGAGATTGGCGACAAGTTCGCGTCGTCAACGGCTCAGAAGGGTACGTGTGGCATGATCTTTCCTGAGGCGGACATGCCATTTGACAAGGACGGGGTGAAGCCAGACCTCATCATCAACCCTCACGCCATCCCGTCCAGGATGACCATCAACATGCTCATTGAGATGTGCTTCAATCTGGTTGGATGCAAACTGGGCGTTGAGATGGACGCGACCCCATTCAAACACAGGAACATTGAGGAAGAACTGATGAACTGGGCCAAGCGCGCCGGGATTGAGACGTATGCGACTAAGATGATGGACGGGACAACAGGTGAGGTGATCCCAAGCAAGATCTTCATGGCTCCTTGCTTCTACCAGCGTCTGAAACATATGGTCGCTGACAAGATCCACGCCCGTGTGGCTGGCCCTCTGGATACGCTGACACACCAGCCTGTGGCAGGTAGGTCAAGAGATGGAGGTCTCAGGTTCGGTGAGATGGAGAAGGACTGTATGCTCAGCCATGGCTCTACCCGTGTCCTGAAGGAGTGCCTGTTTGACAAGAGTGACAAGTACGCCATCCCGACGTGCAGGGGGTGCGGAGGCGTGCCTGACAAGCGAGATTTCTGTGATGTGTGTCAAGAAGGAAATACCGAGATGAAGAACATGCCGTATGCGACCAAGCTCCTCTATCAGGAGTTGCTGGGAATGGGACTGAAGCTAAACATTAACTAAACATTAACTAAACATTAACTAGGTCTATTGTTAGTAGGTTTGATGATTGATTGACGCAAATTCATATAAATTCATAACCCCCAGGGGTTATAAATTACCTGTATACTTATGATTGTGTTGGTAACTTAAAACATGGCAAGCTATCTCGATATCTACTCAATGTATCGTAACCGCAACATATGGCCTAACCCGGCTGAATTTGAGGTCCTCGTTTCCATATCTGGTCGCAAATCAGCCATGAATGCTGACGACCCTGTGGTCCTGGCGAGCCCTCCTATTGCGTGGACCTCATTCCTCTTCAATGCGACGGCCCTAGGAACTAACAACGTCCAAGGCATCATAACTAATGTGGGCGTCGGCAACGCAACCTCAAACCAGATCATCACCTTCACAACAGCAGCCGGCGCACTCCAACAATCACCTAACTACTACAGAGGCGCGACATGGCGCAGCATCACAGACCCCACCCAATACGCGAAGGTCACGTCATACGAATACCTCGGTAGTGACCGAGGACAAGTGACGCTGGACAACGCAGTCACGGTAGCGGTAGGCAACACATTCAGCATCCTAGACCCCACTGATCTGACCGACACCTCAAATCCTCTCTTATTCGTACCCATGGGTACCGATGAGCCCAGTGCCTACATAGGCTGCCTCCTCTACAACGAGACGTTGAACCAATTCAGAACAATCAACTCATACAACAATATAACAGGGCTCCTGACAGTAAATGCCACAATACCTGTTGTTGGTTGGCTATCCACTCATAACTACTCTATAAGAAAGCAACCTCCAGTCCTTGTTTCGTTAGCCGGAGCGGGATCTACCTCAACTCTAGTCGTTTTTGGAGCCGGTGCCGACGCGGTAGACAACCTCTACAACGGTTGGTTCATTAGGACACCCAGGACCGTATACGCCAATAACCCTACACCACCTCAAGAACAAAGACGAATCATCGCATATGATGGGGGTACCCTTACTGCTACTGTCTCACCACCCTTCACATCCAACACACTCGGCTCCACAGTCGAGCTGTTGCAGTTCAGTTATGATAACATGTATCCGTTCCCATTCAGAGCCACTCTGCAACAGGAGATACCGACGTACTCGATTCGTCTCAATAGGTTGGTTTTACCAAACAGGATCCTGAAGGTGCATGGAGGCGGCAAGACGGCGTACCACAACTACGTCTACGTTGAGTTGGCCAGCATTGACAACCCCAACAACAGCATCATCTTCTCAAACAACCCCAACGCTGTGCGTGCTCTGTTCACGGCCAGCATCACCAACATCGACGATATTGACCAATCCGACTACATAGTCATGGACGGAGACGACATGACCCAGACCGTCAGGTTCAGGTTGGACACCAATTTCAAGTTCAGGGTCGGCATGCCCAATGGTGACACGTTTGAGACGGTGCTCGATGATAACCTCTCACCTCTTGAGCCAAATCCCAAGGTTCAGATAAGGGCGCTCTTCCAACTCATGCCTATCGTGTATGAGTTGTAAAACAGTGCGCGGTCTCTGTTGTTACTAAACGATTGCTGGTCGTCGTCAGAAATTGTTCTACAGATGATTGTTGTTTCATGGCTAGCCACGAAACAGATTGCTGGATCGCCAGAAATTGTTCTCAGGGTACAGTACCCTAACAACCAGTAACAACCAGTAACAACCAGTAACAACCAACTATCAACATCTTTTCTATTATCCTTAGGGGTAACAGAGCAGGCATTGAACTATTTGAAATTTGGCATTTATGGTATACTGAGAAGAGACAAAAATGGATCGTAAACAACTCCAACGTAAAGCGGATAAGGCCTACCAAGCCGGTAGCCCCATCATGAGTGACGAGGTGTATGACGCCACATTTGGCGACGTATCAACTCATCATGAACTGGAAGTGACACCGGGTCAGAACGCCAAACTGCCCATCTGGATGGGATCGCTCGACAAGAAGCGTTACGAGAAGACCTTGGACGCGTGGCTAGACAAGACTTGTACAGACAAGTTCGTCATCAGCGCCAAGCTTGACGGTATCAGCGCGCTCTACGACCCCGACAACAACAAACTCTATACACGAGGCAACGGGGAGACAGGGTGCGATATCAGCAGATTTATCAAACATCTCGACCTTAAGAAGGCTCAGACGGTAGCCAAGAATACACTCAATCTCATAGACGCAGTCCCAGAAGACATACCCCTAACTGCGTTCGTTAGAGGAGAACTGATCATGGCAAATGAGATCTTTGAGCGCAAGTACAAAGCAGGATTCAAGAACCCACGCAATCTCGTTTCTGGTCAATTTGGTAAGAAGACGATCAACAAGGACATCATCGCGGACATCTACTTCATCCCATATGAAGTCATCATCTCAGGGATGTCGTCTCAATGCCCTATGTCTGACCAGCTTCAGAGATCATCCCTGTTACCCTGGATTGAGATGAAACGCCCCGACGTAAGCGTCGAGTCGCTCACGAAGCTCCTGGACGATTGGACGGCGGACTGTGACTTTGCGATGGATGGTCTGGTCGTGTCTGAGGATAGGATGTACACACGAAACACGAGCGGCAACCCCAAGTACTCAATCGCCTTCAAGAAAGAGACAGGGACGGAGACGGCCATATCAACGGTGACCTCTGTCATTTGGGACGTCAGTCGTTGGGGCCTGCTCAAGCCTGTCGTGCACATAGAACCTGTCCAACTCTCAGGCGTCACGATTCAGAAATGTAGCGGCCACAATGCCAAGTACATCTCAGACAACAAGATAGGTCCAGGAGCTCAGATCATGTGCGTGAGGTCAGGAGACGTGATCCCGTATATTGTCTCAGTTGTGGAGCCCAGCGACAGCGTGACATTGCCCAGCACAACATGGGAAGGGGTGGATCTGAAGGCTGAAGGAGATGTAGACACCGTTGTAGAGATCAAGACCCTGACCAACATCTTCTCAAAGCTGGAGGTCAAACACGTGAACACGAAGACAGTTGAGAAAATGTATAGGGAGTGCGGGCTGAACACGTTCCCGAAGATGCTAAACTGCTCAAAGGACGAACTACAACCTACCTTCAAAGACAAATCGGCTGACCGCATTATGGCCAGTATGGATGATCTGAAAAGTAGATCAGTCAAGGTATCTGTGATTGTTGGGGCTGCTGGAGTGCTTGGGTTTGGGCTCGGAGCTAAACGAGTCGAGAGCTTGTTCTGTCTGCCTACACTCAGGTCTGGGAATTGGGACACTGTACCAACTGTGGAAGATGTGTGCAAGATGGACGGGTTTGGAAAGAAGATGGCTGAGAAAGTGGTCCAGTGTTTCCCAGAGATGACGACGTTCCTGAAAACGTGTGTAGACAACGGGTTACAATTGGAGGGTGTTGAGAATATAGTCACGCCCGCAAGCTCGGCAGGACCATCAAGTAATCTTACACAGGAGGCTAGAAGTAAAGCACCAAAAGTCAAGATCTGTTTATCAGGCTTCAGGGATAAGAAGTTGGAAAAGAAGTACCAGGTCTTATCGTCAGTTACCAAAGAGTGTGAGATATTGGTGTGTAAATCATTTGAGAAGGAGACGGGTAAGATGACCAAGGCTAAGTCTTTGAATGTTAAGATGGTTTTATTAGAGGACTTTGAGTAGTGTAGTGTTAATTAACGATGAAGTCTATAACCTCTAGAGGTTATGGATACGAACAATTGCGAAATTGAGGAACATATACAGGATCAATCTCATAAGTGACGCATCTGTTTTCGCACTGGTAGGATACAAAATGGGGAACAACAGATACAGTGGTCAAGATGTAAGACTGTAAGTAAACCATGAATACGTACCCAGAAGGATACATCTATGCAATCGAAAACACCCTTGATACACATGTGTACATAGGGTCTACTGTCAAACCTGTTGAAGACCGATTCAAGCAACATGTTAGGTCTGCCAAAAAGACTCCTCAATGCACCTTCCACAAATACATGGCTCGCATGGCTGTGACAACTTCTTCGTCACATGTCTACACACCGAACGCGATGTAACTATCGAAAAGCTACAGAAGTTGGAAATATCCTACATTCAAGACTATGGAAGCCTCAATACAGTTCATTCCAAGTCGGAGGTCGTCATTCCTGACAAGGTTGGAAGTAAGAGCAAGGTTAGAAGGGTTGTATTTGAGCATGAGATGCCGGACATAACTTTAGATCTCATCCTCGAAGTGACCAATGACTGTGATGAGCTACTTTCTTTTATTGAACTGAGGGATAGGATCTTTGAAGAAACAGAGAACATGGGTAAGGTCATGGCCGAGATGTGTACATCTAAAAAGATATGCATTACCAAGGCCACTATGGAATGGTTAGGATACGAATGTAAGCAAGAACGTGACAACAAAGCTACATTTCTACAACTCCTCAAAGCCCAAAACATCGACTTCAAACAGATCAAGCATAACGATCCCACATTCAAGGACTACCCGGAGCTTGTCGAGGAAGCTGCTCATCTCTCAACGAATGTGCTCAGGAACCAGTGGATCATCATGGGGTCCAAACGAATGGTCCACAAACTCAAGACTAAGCGATCCACACAGATCTACGAGTACTACGTAGCCCTAGAGCAGCTGACGTACTTGTATCCTGAATACGTTGACCACTTCCAATTGAAGCAACAAGGCACAATCGACGATTTGGTCAAAGGTATGGGAGAGATGATTACTTAAACACTACTTTAAACTTTAAACACTACTTTAAACTTTAAACACTACTTCATAACCCCCTAGGGGTTACGAATCAATCATCCATAAATTGTTGTTTAGGCAGTACATTCCAACTCATCTACTTCTTAACGGTCTTGTTCTCATCAACCTGCATCTTCTCTACCTCCTTCTTCAGTTTGCCTACATCGGCGGTGATCTTCTGACGGGTGGGTCGCGAGCGTCTGTACCGTCCGTCAATACTCTCGTGCTCCTCATCAGAGTCATCAGATGCGTTGAACGAGTTTGCCCTGTGTAGTCTATCACGCTGGCGACGCTTCACGGCGAGCAGCTCCTTCACCTTATCAGATATCTGGGATCCTTCAAGGTCTTCGTCCTCACTATCGCTTCGGGCGAACTTGTCCTGTAGCCCCTCCTCACTCTCGCTTGAAGAGCAGTATAGGAATCGGGTAACCTCATCTTCTTGGCTCTTCTCAAATCTCCACTCCTTGCGGTTCTCGATGTACTTGCCTTTGAAGATGTCTTCGAGGTCTTGATGATCTGGGTCTGCTTTGATGTAACAGTACTGTGTCTTTCCACTCATTTTGTTCCACAACCAAGCAGCATAAGTCTCTATGTGAGGGTGATGAGATGATCATCCTGAGCTTGCGGTCGGCAACCGCTCGTAATTTCGTATCCTACCTGTGCGAAAACAGATGCGTCACTAGTGACGCATCTGTTTTCGTAGTTTTCGTCCAAACAGACGCATCACTTATGATGCGTCTCGCAAATAATACAACGTTATCACTCGTCCTGAGACCGCATATACATGAAGATCTTCATGGTGCCGATGGGACTCTTGCAGAAGAAGTAGAGGGGCTTGTCGCACTCGAGCCTGATCTCGATGGGTTCCGACACGAACGAGCTCATTTTGCTAATCCTGGTAAACTGCTCTGAGTAGTACTGCTGGTGAACAAGATCCATATCGTTCTTGTCCTCCTTACCAGACTTGAGCGTCTTTTGAGATCGACCCGTCTCGAAGAGGAACTGGATCTGACCCATGTTCTTGGTTACGTCAATGGTGGTAGTGTTAGAGATGGACTTGCACCAGTCTGTGTAGATGTTATGGGCGATGAGTACAGGCTTGGTCTCGAAGGTGTCGTGCTCGATGGGGGTGATGTTCTGCGTGTCCTCGATGCTCACAGAGAGCGTCTGCACTGAGTCGTTGGCCTCTATCCTCTTCTCGAAGTCGAAGACGTGTTGCTTTGTGATGGACATGGTGATGATGTCCTTGTTCTTGACCGACTTGAAGAACTCCTTGTTGATGTGCTGACCCAGACCAACATGAATTGGTTCGTCTTCATCAAAGACGTACTCCTCAAAATTCTCAGCGGGCAGGAACACCGAGATGAGGAGGTTTTGAGTGGTGAGCTGCTCTAAGAACATACCTGTCTTGTCGATTGTGAAGTCGGCGGTGGTCATGTTCTGGAAGATCACCTCAAATAGGGACTTGAAGCGTCCGGTATACTTTGTCACGGCTTTGAACATTTTAGGGCAACCCCCTTGTCGATAAGTTGATTTAACAACTTAACTGAGATGTTTCAGAGTAAAAGTATGTTGACACTTACACTTACACTTAAGAACTTCAGGAAGTTCACCGAGGCTGAGTTCAAATTTGACCAGCCCCTATCCCTCATATCTGGTAAATCCGGTCAAGGTAAGACCACTATCTTCATGGCGATCATGTTCGCCATCAACGGCGAGGGCAAGAAGTTGCCCACATACGACAAGACCTCGTGCAGCGTCACCCTCGTCATCAGTGACTCATCTGGTGAACACATCACTATCATCAGGAACAAGCGACCCAATCGTCTCCGCGTAACTGTCAAAGAGAGCGGTAAGACTTTTGAAGACAAGGAGGGTCAGGCGATCATCGACGACATGTTCCCCCAATACCACATGGGTTACATGTCCCAGCGCACGGACAGCAGCAAGTCGTTCATCCTCATGACCCCCCTGGATAAGATACGCTACATTGAGCAGATGGCCTTTGGGGGCGAGAACGTGGACCAACTCATCAGCAACTGTAAGGACCTTGTGAAGAGTAGGAAGAACGAGATGATGCTCACCGCCCGCCAGCGCGAGACCACCGAGAAGATGCTTAAAGACCTCAAGATAGACAAGACCGACTGTGAGGAACATGACCTGTTGGACGAAGACGAATACGAAGATCAGATCTCGAAGCAGGAGCACGACATAGACTCGTTCAAAACCAAACTCAGTGAGACGGAACACCTCATCAAGATGAAGGCCGACGTGACCCGTCAGTTGGCCAAGATGCCCGAGATTGAAGAGAATATTGATGACCTCGAGGACGAGCTGCAACGGATCAGCACGCACAGACAGGGGTGGGAGCGCTACCAGCGGGAGAAGGCCAGACTCAAGAAGCTCAATCAACCGAGCGGCATGTCCAAAGACGAGATGAAGGGTATGATCCAGGACATGAAGACTATGATAGACCTGGAAACGGAGGTGAGTGGGCTCAAGAGCTGTAGGGCCAAAATCGAAAAACTGAGCAAGCAGATCGCAGACTCGATGGTGCACATGATCTGCCCATCATGTGATACGGAGGTGGCCATGTGGTGCAACAAGCTCATCATCCCTGAGAGATCTACAGTAGGCGAGCAGCAGCGCAAGGAATCGCTTACTACTGAGGAGGCCAAGAGGTTGGAAGAGCGACGTATGAAGGCTAAGCTGCGCGTGGAGGAGTTGGAGAAGAAGCTTGTAGAGCTTGAGAAACTGAGGGCCGAGTATCCAGAGTTAGACAATGCACAAGATCAGCTCGAGAGCCTATTCAGGATGAAGAGCGCTGACGAGATGTATACCAAGCAGAAGACCCTATGCTTGTCTCTGAAGGTTGATCATCCCGACTACGACGACACGACAGAGGCAGCCCTCCGAAAGAAGAAGAAGACCATCTACGAGAGGCAGGAGAAGGAGGACACGTTGGCTGGAATAGTCATCAAGCATGATCCCGATGAGTTGTCTGGGCGCATAGGCGTCGCTTCTGATCTGATCAAGAGGTTGACCCTGAGGAAGAAGTCTGCTCAGTCTATGAGGTATTGGAACAAGGTGACGGAGTTACTCGAGACGGAGGCATCCCTGAACAAGAGCTATCCCAGAGCTATCAAGCTTCAGGAGATCATCAAGACTGCGGAGAAGATGGCGGTGACGGATGTGATTGAGGAGATCAACCTACACGCTCAGATGTACCTGGACAGCTTCCTCGATGATATGAATGTGAAGTTGGTCTTTGACGGGGTCAAACTGAATGTAGAGGTGTCGCAGAATGGGCATGACAGCGATTTTCAGAACTTGTCCGGAGGTGAGCTGGCGCGCGTGATCCTGGCGTTCACGATTGCGCTGGCCGAGATCAACAATGTCAAGTTGTTGTTACTTGATGAGTGCGTGGCATCGCTTGATCAGGAGTCGACGGGTCAGGTCATCGATACGATCAAAGCCAACTTCAGAGGAAATGTAATATGTATTGCTCATCAAACGACTACAGGAGTGTTTGATCACGTTCTGGAGCTATAGCGACCGGAGGTACCGAGCGACCGAGCGGCTCCGCCGCCGGCCGAGCGGAGCTCGGTAAGGTCGCAGGGCGGGGCTCCGCCCCGCAGCTCCACAGATACGATTGGAATTTATAACCCCTAGGGGTTACGAAACGAATCAATCATCTGTAACTGCATGTAGGATACTAGGTCGCTAGCCCCGCCTTCCGTCGCTCGGCCGCACGATGATATTTTTGAGTCATGTTATAGTATGGTGTTGAGAAGGTTGGATGAATATACTTATTGTCTTACTAAAAATATACTATGGAGATTGAAAATTTCTTTCCCAAGTACCCTAATATCGTCAAGTTTGAAGACCCCCTCCTCAACCCATACCAAGGTCAAGAATTTGGCGACGCCATTGTGACCAAGAAGGAGTTTGGGTCCTTAAAACTTCCCAAATATGAGAAACTTGCGACCAAAGGAACCGGGGAACAGTACAACCACCAAAAGATCATCGCACGATTCATGTCATCCGTGACTCCATACAACGAGCTGCTCCTCTTTCACGAGATGGGAACAGGTAAGACCTGCACGGCGATAGCGGCCATCGAGCAGCTGCGCTATGAGAAGAACAGGTACATCAACGGTGCCGTCGTATGTGCCAAGGGGGTAGGCCTTCTCAACAACTTCTCACAAGAGCTCCTCTTCTCATGCACAGACGGTCGCTACATACCTGACAATTACGACAAACTGTCCGACCTAGAGCGCATCCACAGAACCCGTAAACTCACATCCGCCTTCTATCACTTCAACACGTTCGAGACCTTTGCCAAGGAGATCGCCAAGACCCCGGACGAGACGCTGGCGCAGAGGTACAGCAACACCATCTTCGTTATTGACGAGGTACACAACCTCAGGGAAAAGGATGAGGTAGTGCGTAAGGAGAACGATGTGAGGAACTTCCTGATCAATAAGAGGGCAGCAGGGCTAACCGAGCCGCTTGACATCTACAAACAGTTTCACAGACTTTTCCACATAGTGAAAGAGTCCAAGATACTACTCATGTCCGGTACGGTCATGAAGGACGACCCGGCCGAGTTTGCCAGCGTCATGAACCTAATCCTACCTCTGGACAAACAGTTCCCTGTAGACAAGGACTTTACAAAGATCTACTTCAACCCCGACGGTACTATCAAGGCCGATATGGTACAAGAGATGGCGGTCAAGACCAAAGGTCGCATCTCGTACCTCAAGGCTATGACGTCGGACGTAAAGAAGGTCTTTGAGGGTAGGAGAGTGGGTGATCTACAGCACTTTATCGTATACCCAGGTACAATGAGCGACTTCCAGAGTCGGGCATATGCTGAGGCGTACGAGAGGGACAAGACCGATAAGAGTATCTTCATCAACTCACGTCAATCTTCCCTGTTTGTGTTCCCAAATGGGTCGTACGGGACAGACGGCTTCAATAAATACATTGTAAAAAGAAGGGGGGAAGCCCGTACAACGCTAGGACGCCCGAAGAAGCAAGAGCCTGCTAAAACGACCACGTACACCCTCTCAAGTGAACTGGTCAAAGCCATCGACCATAACCTGGGTAATCTAACACGGTTTAGTAGCAAATTCGCTGAGACCATCAAGATCATCCTCGACGAACCGAAGGCGAAGGCGCTCGTGTATTGTGAGTACGTGAACGGAAGTGGGTGCATCCTGTTCGCAAAGATATTGGAACAGTTCGGGTTCACGCAAGCCAAAGGGGATGAGCGCAGCAAGGGCCGTAGATACGCTCTACTCACACACCAGACGACCAGCCAGAAAAGAGTGCAACAGCTCATCAACAGGTTCAACAAAGACGACAACATAGACGGGGAGTACATATCGGTCATCATCGGCAGCAAGATCATCAGCGAGGGCTTCACGTTCAAGAACATCAGGAAGGAGTTCATCTTCACTCCTCACTGGAATTACTCAGAGACGGCCCAGGTCATCGCGAGAGGATGGCGCCTGGGCTCCCACAACGCCCTCATCGCGCGCGGGGATAAGGACCTCAAGGTTCAGATCTACCAGCTCGTGTCTATGCCCGCGGGCGGCGGCACACCATCCATAGATTTGGACATGTACGAGACATCAGAGAAGAAGGACGTATCCATGAAGCAGATTGAGCACGTCGTCAAGGTGAACGCCTTCGACTGCCCGCTCACGATAGACAGAAATAGGATCACGGGCTATGATGGAATGAGGGAATGCGACTACGCGGCGTGCGACTACCAATGCAAGGTACAGATAGGACATACTCCTGACGTATCTACCTACAACTTGTACCATACACTCATTAATATCGTAGAGGATGGTGTCAGGAAGTACTTCAAGAACAACTTCTACCTTGGTATCGACGATATCTACAACATGTTTCCTCAATTGGACAGATTTGAGGTGGTGCAAGCAGTCAAGACGTTCATAGACAAGGACGTTCAGTTCATCAACAAATACGGGTATCCATCCTACCTCAGGATCCAGGGCGACATACTGTACATATCGTCAGACGCGCGTGTCCCCAACAACGACAAGCTGGCCGACTACTACACCAAGAAACTCATCATCCAGAACGGGGATCCATTCAAGTACATTCTCAAACAGCTATACAATGATGAAATACCGACCTTCGTAGAGAATATCTTTACATATCCACAACATATGAGGACCATACTATCTAACCTCCCTGAGATTGTACAGCGCGAGATCCTCATGGGCTGCATACAGGCTGACGTGATGGACCTCGAGAAGAACAAAGACACAAGGCAAAAGATACTTACCTTCTACAAAGGTTTCTACGATAAGATCAAAGATACATGGGTTGTGTGGCTCTACAGGGAGACGCTGGGTATCATGTGTATGGAGTCTGACGCCAGCGGACCCGGGGGAATGAGGTGGGTCCAATGTCATAAACAAGAACCAGAGGTCGTTGACAGACACATCGCCAAGAAAAGGGCAGAGCTCACCAAGTCTCCTATCGGATTTTACGGGCTTTACAATCCTCAATTGGATGAGTTTTGTCTCCGAGACATCAGGACTATGCGGGCCGAGGGCGACCTGAGGAAGATCACTATAGGCCGGCGCTGCACAGACTGGGACCAGAAGCCCCTAGTGGACATTGTTGTGCGCAAGATGAAGATAGAACCGCCCCCAGACTTCATGGACAACATAGGCCTTGCCGACTACGACGATATGAAACGAAAGGTTGAGAAGGCCAAACACAACAAACTACCTGACGATGTACAGAACCTTTACGCGATGCGGAGGTTCCTGTATTGGATCAAACAACCCAGGATCACCTTGTGCAAGCATATACAGAGATGGCTACGAGACAACAACCTGGTAGAGGAAAACTTTGACTGCGGCACGCAAAAGAAGCAACGAGCCAAATTTGCTCAATGGTAATCGGCAGGCAGCGCATGATCTTTATGCAAAAAATTGCGTTTTATAACCTCTAGAGGTTATGAAATGATAGTTGATATTTATAAGACACACAACGATGTGGTGGAGGGGGTGTTGCAGAGTGCGTTTCCCCAGGCTCCGTATTGCAGGTTCTTGCCGCACTTCTCCAGGTTCTTGCTCAGGGTTGGGATGGGCGCGCTGACGTTGATCGGTGGGCCTACGTTCATGCTCTCGCTGAGACCTGAGTAGTCAAAGTGGACTGGTCTGCCGTGGAACCCCTTCCCACATGCGACTTGCGATAGCTCCTCGTTGCTGACGCCCTGGCAGAGGGACTGGAGGTATGGGTTTGAGGTGTACATGTACGGGCCTCCAGCGCATCGTTTGGAGACGCACGGTGAGAAGAGCTGAGTGTTGTAGCTTCCCCCGAGTTGGGCGTAAGGAAAGCCGCTGTTAGCGTATCCCTCAATTAAGGTCTGATAGAGCCAGATCCCACCTACGAGGATGATGACAACTACGATAAAGATCCAGATACCGTTATCCATTTTGAATGACTCATATTTTTATAACAGTTTAACTGATATATCAGCGACCGAAGGTACCGCCGAACTCCGCCTCCGTTTCCCCACTTGTAGAGTCGTCTCTGTAGTGATTTTTGTGCATACATATGATGGCGTAGTGGATGATCTTCATGAGGTCGGCTTTGTTCTTGCCGTTCTTCAAGCCGTAGCGTTGCGCATACTTGATGATGTTGCCTATACAGAACCCGTCGCCGTGCCCCGCGTCGATGATGAACTCGGTTGCCTGAAATTTGTTCTGACTGTAGTGACCAGAGTATGTCTGGTTAATATACTCCATCAAATCAGCCATGATTTGAGCCTCGCTATACTTGTACTCGATATTGTTTGCCATTTTTACCTTTGATGTAAGCAATCTTGTCCAGAAATCAATTTCTACTAGTCAAGTATTAGTCATACTTATCATTTATGAAGTCGTTACCATACCTGCTATTATTTTTGAATTTCTAGGCTATGCATATATCTATACTAATAAAGACGAAATGGGTATTAAACATTTCTACAGTTGGTTCAGGAAACACGATGCCCTCAAGAAGAGCATCTCTCAGTCGGTCCCCGGTGATGTAGATCACCTGCTGATCGACATGAACGGTGTTATTCATGAGGCGGCCCAGCGTGTTTACAAATACGGCAAATATGCCCCCAAAAAAACAGGAGTCATCATCCCACGACGACGGCAAAAAGCTCAAAAGACCAAACCTCAGACAAAGATTGGACCATCAATCAAAGATCTGTATGAGTGTGTCAAGTCAGAGGTTAACAGATTGGTCGACATTGCCTGCCCACAGAAGACAGTCTACCTAGCCATCGACGGAGTTGCTCCCATGTCAAAGCAGAACCAGCAGCGACAGAGGCGCTTCAGAGCCGCCAAGGAACGCGCAGAGAGATCGGCAGCTGGAGCGTTCGACTCAACCTGCATCACGGCCGGCACCGATTTCATGTGGGATCTGGCCCAAGACCTCCACAAGGGGGAGTGGATCGTATCTAAGAACCAGGTATCGGTCATCATATCTGACGACTCGGTTCCTGGCGAGGGAGAGCACAAACTGATGGAGTGGATCAGACGCAATGACGACGATGAAGGCACGTATTGTGTGGCGGGCATGGACGCCGATCTAATCCTGTTATGCTGCGTGCTACCCAAGATCCATGTTTACATCATGAGGGAGGACGAGCGCCGCAACTACGACTTCATCGACATCAACAGGGTCAGACAGGACCTACCCGTGAACGCACACGACCTCCTCATTTGGAGCTGCTTCATCGGCAACGACTTCCTCCCGCCCATCCCGTCTCTGGAGATCAAGGAAAGTGCACCCGAAATGGGGGCGCTGGACTTCTTCTTCGAGAACTACAAACGACCTCTTGTGAACAAGACCAACGGCTTCCTCAAGATTGGCGAGATTTACAGGCTCCTAACTCTGGTCAGAGACAGAGAGCAGGCTATCATGGAAGCGCGTCACAATGATGAGTGCGCGGAGGATGGTGACTACAACAAGAGGTTCCCCAACAAGCTCTGGGAAGGGGACATCGTCAAATACAGAATAGAATACCGCAAATACAAGCTTGAGAGGTTGCATGAGATGATGAGAAAAGAGAGGTTCTGTGCTCATGATTTTATGAAGACGGTCCAGTGGGTATACCTCTATTACACCAGGGGCATCAACGCCACAAAGGCGTGGAACTGGTTCTTCCCCTACAATTACACCCTTCACGCTGACACCTTCGTGAAATACATAAAGGACTTCCCTCATGTGTCCTACGGGTTCCAGAAGACGATGCCGTCCCATCCTCATGAGCAGCTTCTCAGGGTGATCCCTCCGGAGAGTAAGTACCTCATCCCGTCATATCTGCACGAGTACGCGGATAGCCTAGCCGAAAAATACACCACCTTTGAAATTGACATGTCCGGCAAGCGTCAAGAGTGGGAGGCTATAACAGTGGTTGACTTCGTGACGTTGGATGCGGGCATCGTGAGGGCAGGTATGTAGACAATCATTTCACTCTTCATTTAATCTCTATCCCTTCGGGGATACAGATTTCTGCGCTATATCAGACGTATGTACTCTTCACGAATCCTCGCCATCTCTTCATCAAACTTCTTGGCATCTTCATTCTTCTTGATACGATCTATCTCATCATACAATTCCTTAGGAAAGGTAGGATGGTTCATGACTTTGCCTATGTTGCTAGAGTCCTCCCACTTCATATTTGTGATCATGTCAAGCATCTCGCTAGGGGTATGGGTAGACACACATGAGAGGATGTGTGTCATCTTCTGTTCATCGGTTGTCATTTTTTTTACATCTCCAAGATATTTTATGTGTTCACACATTTTTTTGAAGAAGGGCCTCCAGTCTGGGGCGTATGTCATTCTCCAGTTCATTGTCTTCCCAGGACTTGCGCTCCGTGAACTCGAAGGCCTTGACGCTGATGCAGTTGTCGGGCTGGGCCGAATACACCTCAGGATGATCATCGATGATGTACGTTCTATCCATGTCAAAGTTGAGTAGCTCAAACTCATCTTTCAGGATATTGAGCGCCTTCTGGGTATCCTGGAGCCGCCTGGATCGCTTGCAGTGGTACGAAAAGAGGACATAATCGAGTCTGCGCTCGGGATGCCCCTTGAGGATGAACTCGTCAATGATGAATAGGGCGTAGGACTTGGAAGCAGCTGTCCACACACTCACGTTGAAGTTCTCAAAAAGGAAGTCTAGGAACTCCTGAAGACCTGGGCGCTCGAAAACCTTGTAGACGCCTTCCATGCTCTCCCACCTGAATTGCTTCATCCTTGGTTTGAAAATGGGCTTCTCTTCATGTTTGGCTAGTGAACATATCAGGGTGTTGTCCAGATCGAGGAGGATATTGATACGCTTTGGCGTTTTATGTCCGCCATGACCGGATGGTGTCGTTACATACATCTTTTTCTAAGGTGTAGATAAGATCATAACACCAATCATGTATTATGTAGAGACGAACGGTCATACTTGAATAAAGGCCTTTAGCGATTATCCTACAAAATTAAAAGATGTATCAATCTCAAATTAAACCAAGACCGATCAATCCTCAACCGCAAGCCCAAATGCAATCCGATAGCGACCAAAGGTCGCCGGGCGGCTCCGCCGCTAGGTCAATAGCCAGGCCAATAGCCAATAGGCCAATAGCCAATAGGCCAATAGCCAATAGGCCAATGACTGTGGAGGAGTGCAAGAACTTCAATCAGAAGATCATTTCAAACTCAAGGTACCAGCGCATCGAACA